TCTTAAGCATGATGTGAAGAAGTGGACACCTCGGGGCTGCAAACCTATTGTAGCCCTGTCCTGTCCTCGTAAACAGAACTTTAGACGTAGAGTCTGGTCTGAGTACAAGGCTCATCGTGATGACACTAGTCAACCTGATAGCATTACCTATGCTGTTGAGATTGTGGTTGATGACTTTGATATTGTTAAGTATCCTCAACTAGAGGCTGATGATATTATGGGTATTGAAGCATCAGCTGGTAATGCTATTGCTGTAACTATTGACAAAGACTTACGTTGTGTCCCCGGCTGGCACTGGAATCCTGATAAAGAAAAGAAACCTGTCTGTATCTCTGAAGAAGATGCGGATAGGTTTTTTTATGAGCAATGGATGACTGGAGATACGACCGATAACATTCCCGGCTTATGGAAAGTGGGCCCTAAGAAGGCTCAAAAGTTCCTTAAGGAAACTCCTCGGGAAGATTGGGTAAAAGAGATCCAAGAAATGTATCGTGTCGAAGAGAGGCCAGAGCATAAGGGTCGAGCAGGTTTAGATCCTATAAGATTTGGTAAAGCTATGGCTTGGTGTGTTCGTATTCTTCGTGATGGAGAGTATGATAAGTCCAGTCAGCTCATCAACTTATGGAACTTTGGGTATAAAGGAGACAAGAATGGATTCCAAATGTTCTAATTGTGGTTCTACAAATATGGTTCAAGCGGGCGTGTGTTCTGTATGTACGAATTGTGGATCAACTAGTGGTTGTTCCTAATGTATTTTGAAAAAGTAACAAGATGTAACTCCTGTGGTCGTTTGACTACAGGAGTTTATATTCATGGGCATACTCAATGCTCATGGTGTAAAGTAAATATAGAGCCCTGCTGTCAGGGTCAGGAGAATATTCATGCCGTATGTAAAAGAGACAATCCTCAACAAAGCACAGAAAGCCGTAAAGTTAACTGATGCTGAATTATCTATTGTTATTGGACATTTACTTGTAGAAATTGAGGAGTTAAAAAATGAACTCAAAGAAGTTTCCGTTAATCGACAACCTCGTACCAAAGCTGTTAAGCGAAATGTACCCACCACTGGAGTATCAGGAGAAAGTAACTCGTGAGGAGTGGGCGTTTCGTGGTGGGCAACGAGACATTATTAGAAAATTAGAAACAATTATTAAACAGCAAGAGAAAGGAGGCCGCTGATGGCACATAATCCGTTTCATAGTAGAATGCAAGAAGGGCGTGCAGAACTTCTTGCTAGAGGAGAAGAGCTATATAATCAAAGATCGGGTATGACTGGTGGCTATGCTGGTGCGTTCTCTGCACAGGCAGGATTGTTAGATGATTTAAGTATGCAGGATACGCTTGCTTTAAAAGCTTATGAACAATCTCAAGGACCAAGAGGATCGCGTGGAGCTATAGCTCGAGGTTTTACAACTTTATTTCAAGGTAATATAAAGTCCGGTCTTGTAAAAGATTTTAAAGGTTTTTTAGGTCAACAAGGTTTTTCTAAACAAGAACAATTACAATTCTTTCAAGCTTTAGATAAAGATCCTACAGAATTTTTTGGTGATGAAATGCCTGCAGAAAAAGGCGAACAAATTAGATTCTTAAAAGAATATTTTAAAGAGGCACAAGATTTATATGATGCTTCTGCTACAACTGAACGTGATATGATGCAAGAAGAAAGAGCATCTAGAGAACAAGCTGACTTTGATAAAGCACAACGAGAAGCATTTGGTTTAACAGAACAAGAGCAAGGTCAGGTAGCTGATCGTAAAAGAAAACAACAACAAAGTCAAGAGTATTTACAATCTAGAGGGGGCATGTCTACTCGACAGGCTAAGACAGGTTTTATTGCCATTCCTCAAACAAGGCCAATGTAAGGAGATAATAATGGGTTTAACAGGTAGAAGTGCACGAAAGAAAGCTAAAGCTCAAGCGGCAAGAGATAAAGCTTTTGCTAAGTTTAGAACAGGCTTAACAGAAAAGTTCCGTAATAGATTTATGTCTGATCAAAAAAGACGTAGAGAATTTATGTTTGGAGGAGTAGTTGCACAATACCGAACGGACCAACAAAATGCAGAGCGTGCTGACTTTGATATTAAAAGTAGAGAATTAGCAGCTAATAGATTAGCAGAACAAATGTTAACAGAATCTAGACAAAGTTATCGACCTCAAAAGAAATCAATGGGTATGTTGCAAGTGCCTAGAAGGAGGATGATGTAATGGGATTTGGTGGTATTGGATATGATCCTGCTGCACAACAAGAAATGATGGCAGCTAATTTAGAAAGAGAAAGAGCTAATAGAAAACAGGATCAAGAAGAAGCTCGCAATGCTCGATTAGAAGAAGAAAAGTTACGTCTCTCTTTAGAACGTGCTGCTAGAGCAGAACAATTTGAGGCTATGGAAGCTGAAAAACTAGCTATTGAAGAGTCAGAAGAAGAGGCTATTCAAGAACAAGTAGGCCAACAACAAGCACAACAAAATGTTATGTCATTCTTTTCTGAAAGACCCGGGGTTCAAATTTCTAAACCCGGAAATGAAATGAGGCCAGAATGAGTATTAAAGAACGGTTTCGTGAGCTAGATAGTAGACGTACTCGTAAGTTAGAACGATCAAGATATGTAGCATCCCTAACTGTTCCAACTGTTTTACCTCCTGCTGGATGGACAAACGAAGAGCAACTACCGCAGCCGTTTAGTTCTGTGCCCGCTCGTGGTGTAGTAGGTATGGCATCTAGAATGTTATCTGCAATGCTGCCTGTTAATGATACCGCATTCTTTAAGTTTAGTTTACGACCGGGAACAGAACCAAGTCCTGAGATTAATAGTTATTTAGAAGCTATGAGTTCTCAGGTTTATCGCAAAATTAATTCTAAAAATTTAAGAGAATCTATCTTCCAAGCACTGCAACATCTTATTGTTGTTGGTGATTCTATAATTATTATGGAAGATGATTTTAGTTTTAGAGTAATTCGTTTTGATCATTTCGTGATGAGAAGGGAAGTAACAGGCGAGCCAAAAGAAATTATCTATCTTGAGTTTGTAGCTCGTGATAATGATGAGCCTATTGAAGACAACTTCCGATCACAGTATAGTGCGGACTATGCCTCTGAAGGTTATGATGTTATTTATAATAGATTAACCAAGGAGGAAGATTCCGATGAGTGGTTTGTTGAAAGAGAACAGGATGAAACTATTATTGAAACAGGTACGTTTAAAGTGTTTCCTGTTATCCCTTTGCGTTGGAGCACTATTGCTGGTGAAAATTATGGACGCTCCCATTGCGAAGACATTGCTGGAGATATCCAATCCTTAGAAGCCTTTACTGAAGCTTCTCAGGAAGGTATGGCTGCGGCATCTACATTCTGGATGGGCGTAGATCCTGCTGGTATTACTGAGATTGATGACCTTGCTGGTCAGTCTAACGGATCATGGGTAGCTGCTAGAGCACAAGATGTTGTTACTTTATCTCCTGCTCAGACTATGAATCCTCAGATTCAAGCTACCTTTCAAGCTGTAGAAACTATGCGTAGAGAAGTGGGACAAGCATTCTTACTTGACTCTGCGTCTATTCCTAGTGGTGATCGTGTTACTGCTACAGCTGTTCGACGTATTGGTCAAGAGTTAGAAACTGTTTTAGGTGGTGCATTTAGTTCTATTGCTAGAGAATTGTTTGTTCCTATTGTGGAAAGAGCAGTGTTTCTAATGCTTGAGAATGGTGAGATTGATGAACGATTACAGAATGAGTTCTTTGAAAATGGTACTCTTAAAGTAGAAATTATTACTGGGTTGCAGGCACTTAGCCGTGATACAGATCTTATGAAGCTTATGCAAATGGGCGAGATGATGCGTAATTTACCACCTGAAGCTATGCGAACATTTAAGTTTGAAGAGTATGGTCGTGCATTAATTACTGCTCTAGGCTTTGATGCTAACAATTGGATTCGTACTGAAGAAGATATTAAAGCAGAACAAGCAGAACAACAGCGTGAGGCTATGGCAGCTCAGCAACAGATGGCTACACAACAAGCTGTTACTCAGGGTGTATCACAAGCTGCCATGATGGATCTTCAACAATCGGGTGGACAGGGTATTCAGCAGGCTATGCAGGGTATGCAACCGCCAGCGTAATATAAATGAGGGGGCTAGGGCGTGGAAAATACAGAGTTACAAGAACAACTTGTTAGAATTAAACAACAGTTGGAAGACTGTCGTGAAGAAAATAATCGCAAGTTAAAAACTGCATATGAAGACTGTGCTAATATTAGGCAGGGTCTTGAAAAGAAAGTGCAGAAGATGACACTAGCTGCTGCTGTTACTGGTACTGTAGTAGGTGGTGAAGTTCTTAGCAAGGTAACTGAAACTGTAGAACAAGTAACTGGTCTTACAGATACACTTGGTGCTGCTCCTAAAATAACTAAAGATCCTTATGCACTTGATCTAGATTGGATTACTCCTGAAATTGAGATGCCTGATAACAATACAACGGGGAATGTTGTGCTTGTTGATGGCAATCAGGATAGTATCTTCGATGCAAAAGAGGGTATGAAGTTTGATTTGTTTGAAGACTCATGGGCTGATATTCCTAATCCTGCACAAGAATTAGAAACAGAAGCTGACTTAACACAGGCTGAAGAGAAAGAA